ATGGACGCACAAAAAACGGCTAATCCGCTGAGACAAGTACTTAAGATTAGTAAGAGAAGGAGAATAAAAATGAATCCATTAATTCAAAGTTTGACAGAAGGTCAACTTCGTTCTGATATCCCTGAGTTCCGTGCTGGTGATACTGTACGTGTTCACGCTAAAGTTGTCGAAGGTACTCGCGAACGTATTCAGATCTTTGAAGGTGTTGTTATCTCACGTAAAGGTCAAGGAATCTCAGAAATGTACACAGTACGTAAAATTTCTGGTGGTATCGGTGTAGAGCGTACATTCCCAATTCACACTCCTCGTGTTGATAAAATCGAAGTTGTTCGTTATGGTAAAGTACGTCGTGCTAAACTTTACTACTTACGCGCATTGCAAGGTAAAGCTGCACGTATTAAAGAAATCCGTCGTTAATTTTGATGATCAGATTTTAAAAATGCTTGGTTGTTTGAGGATAGTAACTATGTTTTAAAACTGGACAACCAAGACGTAAAAAATCTGCCTGTGGGCAGTTTTTTTACTAGGTCCCCTTAGTTCAATGGATATAACAACTCCCTCCTAAGGAGTAATTGCTGGTTCGATTCCGGCAGGGGACATGTAAATAACGTCAAAAGCCTTTGTATTAAAGGCTTTTTGTTTTATTCCGATTTTAAAAGGGGCACAAAAGGGGCAGTTTGTTTATTTATAATTTCTTTCATATTTACAGTTGTGTGACTGTAAATAGATAATGTTGTTTTTGGATCGCTGTGACCAACTCTATCCATTATCGCATTTAGCGGTATCCCTTTTTCTGCTAAAAATGATATATGCGAGTGTCTAAATAAGTGCGTGTGATAATCTCCATAAATTTTCAATCGCTTATTGATGTACGCGTTTAAAATCGGTACACCGTTCGAATTTGGAAAGACGAATGAACTTGTCTTTTTCTGTCTATTGACGATATCTAAAATATTATCTGATACAGATATTTTGCGTGTTGATTTTTTGGTCTTGGTCGTAGTGATTTCTCGTGTGTTAAAATCGTAAGTTGCATTAATCAGAATTTCTTTATTTTCAAAATCTATTTTGTCGTAAGTCAGACAAGCTAATTCTCCATACCGTACACCCGTCAAAAACATGAATAAAACGATGTCTGCGAGCGTTTGTTCGTCATTGTCTATCATTCTATTGCACAGGTCGTAAACCTCGTTAGATGTTAAATAAAGCACCTTTTCAGGCTTGTAATCATCCTTTGGTTTGGGAACTAAGACGTTCTCCGTCGGATTACTTGTCATATAGTCCATTTGTATCGCATAAGAAAATATAGCATGCAATCTCTTTCTACATTTATGCGTAACATGATACGAATTGTGTTTTAATAGTTTATCAATGATTAGTCTAATATCACGTTTAGTCAACTTGTTGATAATTGTATCATCTGGTAACACGGTTGCTATATGACTGTCAGATACTAAATAACCACGTTTTGTGGAGTCTTTGACGGTCGGTATCCATTGCTTTAGATATTCCTTTTTAAGTTCTCCGTAAGTCATTTCTGAGTGATTTCTGATAGCGAGCCTATCTTCAATCTTTTCCTGCAATATTAAACCAGCTTTTTTCTGAGCTTGACTAGAATTTTTATCTAGTGTCACAGATACTTTTTTGTACTTATTTGTTAGAGGGTCAGTATATCTTTCGATATATTTAAATTTCCCGTTGGCTAGCTCCTCTATCCACATTGTTTTTTACCTCATTTTCTGTTAAAATAGGTATGGTAAAAGCCCCTCCCAAAAAGCAGGTTTTTACTATACTAGAATTTGCCTCACGCTCTCCTTGGACAAAATTTGAGCGTGGGGCTTTTTTATTTTGTCTTAAACGTTCTTCCACAATTTGTGCAATGCCAGTTGTTTTTACCCTTTTTCCCAACCAAACCTAGCAATAAGAACGGCCAAGCAATTAAAAATCCGATACAACCGACACAACCATTAAAACCTTTACGGTCTTGGTTCATAAATTGTACTTTTGTACTTTGGCAGTAAGGACAACGCTGTGCAAAAAATCCCATTTTTAATTCTCCTAATTTTGATTTCAGCTTTTAACGTGGTTCAGATATTACACATAGTTATTAATTTTCCTATTTACGTTTCGACTAGGGTAAAATGGTACGTTATACAAAATGACGTTTAAATAATTTATGGCTTTCAATGTTCTGATCAACATCTTTCTCATCCCAAATTTGCAACTCCCAAGGATAGTAGTGATTGCTCTTATTCTTGAAATAAACGTGTATTCCTGTGTAATTATCTTTATCTCGTAAATACCAGTTTTTTAAGTCAAACTTATCTTTCCATTCATCAAGTTGTTCCATCACTTGTGAAATATCCTCAGAAGATAAAATGATACGAGCGCCAAAAATGTCATTGAGAATAGAATTCACAGGATAACCATCTTGTCTTTTGGAAAAACGTTCAATTTTGTCTAAGATACTTTCCGATGTTTTTACGCGATAGACATAAGGAATATCTTTAACATCAGCTTTCATCAAGTAATCATTGATAGATTCGTGTAAATTCAAGCGGTAATCTAAAATCGCTTGAACAGGTACTTTTGAAAAGGTATGTTTTAGATTAATCTTATCAACTTTCCCAGTTTCAAAATAATCTTGCGAATAAACAAGGTGTATTCTATTAATTTCCGAGATTAAGCGTTCAACTTTTTCCAGCATATTAATTCTCCCTGTAACTGCCAATAACTTCTCCGATAATACGGAAATCACTATCTCTATCTATCGGTATATCCTCATATTTGCTGTTTAAACTATGCAGAAACGCCCCCTCGGCGTGTATAAGTAGCTGTTTGATATAAGCGTCACCGTAATATTCAAACACTCCTATATCGCCATCCGTGAGGTCTACGGACAGTTTGACGAATACATAGTCGCCAGAATGATATTCTGGTTCCATAGAATCACCATAAACAGGAATAACAAAATCAGCGTCATAATCAACTGGTAATTCAATTGTTTCTACTTGTACATCATTTAGATACTGCCCTGTACCAGCTGAAGCAGCGTGGTCGTAGTAGTTGTAGGATAATAATTCTACTACTGTATTCTTATTATCTTCTACTATGTTTTGTTCAGATAAAAGATTTTCACCGTAACTTATCCAATCACTATGACGAGGTTCTTTGAGCTCTTCATCTAGTAGAGCGACTTTGTTGTTGATTTCCGTGGTGCTAGATTGCTGTTGAAGTTGTACGGCAGTTTCTTTACTTATAGGAGGGAAGAAATCATCAATCGTTTTTTCAAATAGGTCAGACAAAGCAAACAAAACATCTTGATTTGCTTTTCTATCGCCTTTTTCATATCTACTTATTGTTTGTTTGGTTGTATCAAGAAGATCTGCGAGTTGGGTTTGAGTTAATTTTTTCTCTAATCTGAATTGTTTTATTTTATTGCCTACATACTGATTGAGCTCCATTGGTGTTTTCTCCTTTTGATTTGCTAATATTATATCACTAAATCACCAAAAAGGAAACTTTTTTTTACAAAAATACAACTTTAGTGTTGACTAGTCACCAAAATGGTGATATACTATAATCAAGCTTAAGGAATTAAGCAAAACGAAAGGAGGTACAGCTAATGAAATCTAGGCTAAACAAAAAGCCTAAACACAAAGAACTAGAAGTCGAAATCAAGATTCTTTGGTTTAAGCTCAAAATCAAATATCTGATTACATGGTAATCGGATAGGGGGTGAAATTCCCCCACCCCTAATGGGGTAAGTTTAGTTTAGCACATTGGCTGTATCTCTGCAAGAATGAAAGGAGAGCAGATGGAAGAAAATAACATTTATAATTTTCATGCAGTACTTGGAATTATGCTACGTAATATTCAAGAAGATTACATGGAAATAAAAGACCCTCTAGCAAGGTGTGAGCTTGCTAAAGGATACTTTGAGATTGGTAGATATCTTTACGACAAAGATGTATTACCTTTCGAAGACCTTGGCGAAAGCATCTCTAGACATCTTAGCTGATTCCTTTTCAGCTTCAATGAAAGATAAATTGTGTTGTTCAATAGCTTCCACAGAGTCTTCGTAAAGTTTGATTTTATCTTCGATAGACAAAGTAGGGCTAGAAGAGGCGACAATAGCGAGAGCTAAATCTTTTGAATTAGAAATTTTCATTAACTTATCCTCCTTTCTAATAGGATAAGTCGATTATAACATTTTTAGGAGGTGCAAAAATGAATTGGAAAAAACTCATGCTAGGCGACTTAGAACACACGTTTACTAGTCGTAATGGCAAAGAAAAAACAAGTATTGAATTTGAAGGTGGCTTATTGCCAGCTCTGTTAGTGCTAGGTGGTATCACTTGGCTGATCGCTTGGTTTATTACAAAATAAAAACTCCCAAAAGGAGTGGAAAGGAGGGAAGGCATGGAAAAAATTAAATACGGTGTACTAGGTTCTTCCAAGATATTTCACACAAGAAAATCTGCTCTCACTCATGCAAATCTTTTAGGATATCCTCGTAGTGCGGTTTTTTTGATAATTCCACAGGGAATGACGCAGAAAATGATTGATAAGGTGAATTAACATATCCTGCTTTATTAGCTTTAAATAGTTTTTTCTTTTTAGCTACTTTAAAAGCAACAAAGAGTCTATCTGTGATTTCAGATGTTTGTATGATTAAATCCATCCTTGTCATACTGTGGGCTTTTAATACTCCACAATCTGCCTCTGGAACCTCGATAAGGATTGTATTGCCATCAGGCTGTACTGCGGCTATAGCCTCTCTACCTGTTAAATCGTTAATTATATTATTTTGCTTTTGGTAATAATGCTGATATTTTCTGTTTTTATCAAAAACAATCAAGTCGAAGTAGCTTACATCAACATTAGAAGGATTGATGATTTTAATGTTAGCTCTTAATGTACCATTTGGATTATATATGCTTTCACCGTTGTCTAAAATAACGCTCAAAATCCAATCTGAAACAGGAGCAGCAATTAACTCGACTTGTAAGTTATTTCTTCGGTAGTTTGAATAAGATAGAAACAGAGCTATTAAAGCTATCCAATTTTTTATTAGATATTCACTTGTAAACTTAAAAACACACAATAAAAAATTAAAAAAATTCATTTCAACCTCACAATTTTTATTTAAATTATACCACAGAAAGGGGGTGGGGAAGATGGAAGAAATTTTGTCAAGTATAGCAAAAAGCCTTGAATCCATTGCGACTGAATTCAAAGCTCAAAATTCTTACAGAGAAGAAATGAAACAAAATATGGAACAAATGGAAAAAATAATATTAGATATCCAATCAGATCCATTTGGACTCAAACACTTAAAAGATAAAGCGTTGTCCGAAAAAGCTTCTAAGCAAAAGGGATAGCATCCTTTATTTTCTTAGCAAACTCAAGCCAATATTCTATCCTGCCAGATAAAGTCTTGGCTTGGTCTTGTTTTTCAAGTTCAGCGATAGCTTCGGTTGTTAACGAAATTAGATAAAGCGTATCGCTTGCAGCCGTCGCTGAAATATAGCCATGTTTTCTAAGTTCAAAACAAGTATCTAGTACATCTTCTTCAGACCATTCATTCATAATGTTTTCTTTGATGAATTGAATATCTTCGAAATTGCGAGACTTTTCTTTAGAAATTTTATCTTTACGTCTCTCGTTGTATTTGACAAACATTGAACTTAAAAGAAACTTGGCATCATTTGTTAATTTATCCATACAATCACCTCCTTTCTGCTCACATTATAACAGATTAGAGGTACTAAAAACAGATAGAAAGGGGGTGGGGGAATGCAAATTCTTCTGTATAAGCTGCGAAAAGAAAAAGGATTATCTCAAGACGTGTTGTCGTCTGTCATTCATGTCAGTGTAAATCAATATGGTAAAAAAGAAAGAGGAGAAGCGCAGTTTACGCAAGATGAGATGTTTGCAATTGCAGATTTTTTTAAAATGCCAATTGCTCAAATTTTTTTACCTAGAAAGTCACCAAAATGGGAACTTAAATCAACACAACACTAGAAAGGACAGTATGAACGAACTAGCATTATCGGATAATCTAGCCCAGATTGAACTAGAAATCAACCACCATAAAAACATCGCTGGTCAGTCCATTTGGGAAATCGGTCGCAGGTTGAAACATGTTAAAGAGAATGACTTAACACATGGAAATTTCATGAACTGGTATCAATCTATTGGTCTTGATAAAGATTTTGTCAGCAAATCAATGACAATTTCAAGTGAGCTACCAAATTTCGAAACGTTTCGAAATTTAGGAACATCAGCCCTCTATCTTATCGCCACCCTACCAGACGAGCAAAAGCAAGAACAGATTGAACGGATTGAAAATGGCGATAATCCAACTGTTCGAGAATTGCAAGAAATCAGGCGAGAGAATAACCGACTAAAAGCTGAAAATACTCGTTTGGAACAACAAAAAGAGAATTTAGCAGAGCAAGCCTTGAGTGCTAAAATCGTTGAAAAAGAAGTTATCAAAGAAGTTATTCCTGATGATTATGAATCAACGAAGTCACTTAATTCAGACTTGCTGAAAAAGAATAAACAGCTTTCCAAAACACTTGAAGAAACTGAATGGGAACTCGATAGCAAAAAACTGGAATTAGCGACAATAAAATTGGAGTCACAGCGAGCTATTGAAGTAACAGACCAAATTCGGCATCTCGAGGGTAAAAAAGAAAAACTTGAGAACCTTGTCACTTCAATAAGTGAGCTATCTTCAATTATCAGTGACGTGCAAAACTTCTTTGATACGAAAATGGCACCGCTTCGTTTTAAGCCGATTATCAACAATGTTAATGCACATTATTCAGTTACAGAAGTGACCAAGATGGTTAACACAGTCCAGTCTTGGTGTGATGAGATGTACAAAATCATTCCATCTGGGAATAGAAAAATTATAGAAGAGGTAATAATCAATGAGTAAAGAATTATCAAAAATGAACGAAAAAGACGCTCTTGAAGTCGTCAAAGGAATGACGCTTGAAGATATGATGATTGAGGTCTTATCTTCTCAAAAGCAAGTAAAAGCTTCCCAAGAAGCCATTAAAAAAGATGTTGAAGAAGTTCGGTCTTTAGCAATTGAAATTGATAAAAAAGTTCACATCGACGATGTAGAAGCTAGTGAAATCAAAAGTATTATCAGCAAACAAGCTTATGGTTTTGCTAAAGAATATTTTGACGCATCAGGTAAAATCGCTAGTCAAAACCTATTTGCATCTAAAAAAGGTCAGTTCATCCGTTTGCAACATTCACATTTGAAACATCACTTCAACGTTACGAAATATACGCATATTAAACATACCGAAGCAGAAAAAGCGTTCTCTTATTTAAAATCACTAACATTTGACAGTTTCTCATTGTTTGAAATTCGTGAAACACCAAAACAAAAAGAAATTATCGCTTTAGAAAAAGGCGATGTAGCTTAGAAAGGAGAACAAATGAAAAAAATTACAGACGAACAACTTAACCAATACTTAGAAATCAGAATAAAGCTTGGGGAAGAAAATTTTAAATTTATTAACGCTTGCTATGATGAAGTTTTGCTTCTAAAAAAAGAGGAAGCAACAAAAAATATTAAGTTTGAAATTACAGATTTTTCAAAATTTCGTGATTTTGCTAAAAAATAGCCCTCAGAATTAACTGAGAGCTTCTAGTTACATGATTTCTCCACGCATACGTGCCATACGTTTGTCGTGTTCATGCACAGTTTTAGAGAGATTTTCGCCAGATAAATGTTTATTGAGTATCTCTGCCAAAGCTACTGATAATTTATCTGATTCAGACACGTCGTGTCTATCCAATGTCTCTTTAATTTTTTGTGAATTAATCATAACCTTCCCTCCTTTCCATAATTTTTTGAATACAACGGTGAGAGGTCATATTCAAATAAATTATATCAGAAAGGAACGAAAGACACAACATATTGTTATATAAATAAAATTTGAACACAATATGTTGATTTTGGGAGAAATATTATGTGGGAAAAAATCAATAAAATAATGCTTGAGAGAAATCTCAATATGAATAAATTAGCAAAACTAACAGGGATTAATAAAAGCCACTTTAGTGATTTAAAAAGCGGGAGGATCAAACATCTATCTTGGCCAAACATGGTCAAGTTATCTATAGGGTTAGGTGTCAGTTTAGACGAATTTAGATAAGAAAAAAAGTCCGACGGGAATCGGACTCAAAACAAACTTAATTTACTTAATTATATCACAGAAAGGAAACAATATGCTAGCAAAACTTAAAAGCGGTATAGAAGTACCTTACGAAGAGCTTTGGCTTAATGATAACGACTTATCCGAATTTATTGGAAAGTCATTTGACCAAACGCAGCGATTACTAAGAAAGATGTACAAAGACAGAAATTATCGCAAATACATTGACAAGGTTGGCGGTCGTTCAACAAAAGTTAAAAAATTTGAAGAATGGAGAAAATTACAAAATGAAAAAATTATTTAACTTTATTTTTGCAAAACCAAAAAAACAGGAAGAAAAACCAAAATGGACGATTGAAACACATGGCTGGGAAGCTAATGCACGTAGATATAACCAGCTGCATGGTTTACCTGGCAAGCAGGTTTGGTAGAAACCACATAGTCCTTTGACAACTGAATAGGGTACCTTGAAAAAATATTAAAAAAGTTTGATTTAGGGGTTGACATTAATGGCTGTACATAATATAATTATTGTACAGTCAAGAAAAGAGGTGAATTATGACTGAATCAAAACGAGTAGGTCGTCCAAAGAGCGAAAACTCAAAAAATCGGAAAGTCACCGTTAGAATGACAGAGCAACAATTTCATAAATTAGAACGTGTTGCTAATAAAGTCAACTTAACAAAAACAGAAACGATTTTGCGAGGTATTGACTTGCAGGATACCGAACAATAAGAAAACTCTATGAGGTGTTAACGTCGCCAAACAATCGACACCCCACAGAGCCACGAACCCACAAAGTGAGTACGTAAATATTATATCATGCGTACTCTATTTTGTGAACCCTTACCAGTTACAGGGTCAAAACGGAGTACTTTTTTTGTACTCAAAATTTAATATTTAAGGAGTGCCACATGGATTTAATTACAGTAACAACAAACGAAAAGCAACAACAAGTCGTCAGTGCAAGAGAATTACATAAAGGATTAGAAATCAAAAAGCGCTTTAGTGAATGGTTTAAGCAATATACCACAATGTTCCGAGAAAACTATGATTTTATGGGCGTACCTAAAAGTACGCCCATAAAAAACGGAAATGGACGGATTCAATATTTAGATGATTACGCTATTTCAATCTCAATGGCAAAACACATTGCCATGATGACTAAAACTGCTAAAGGTTTTGAATATCGCGACTATTTCATGGAACTAGAACGCAAATGGAACGACCCTCAAGAGGTCGTCAAACGTGGTTATGCCATCTTGCAAAACGAAAACACGCAACTAAAGCTAGAAAACAGCAAGTTAGTTGTCGAGAACCAAATCATGCAACCTAAAGCTCAATATTTTGATGATTTGGTTGACAGAAACCTATTAACCAATTTCCGAGATACAGCTAAGATGTTGAAGCTCAAACAGAAAGAATTTATCAGGTTTCTGATTAACAAAAAGTATATCTACCGAGATAAAAAAGGCAAGCTAATGCCTTATCAGCAACATAACAATGTCTTGTTCCAAATCAAAGAGAGTAAGGGGTTAAATTGGGAAGGTGTACAAACGCTAGTAACCCCAAAAGGACGTGAAACATTTAATATTTTGTTGAATAACTAAGAGGAAAACAATATGGCTAAAACTTACACATTAACTGAAGAAGAATTAAATGAATTAGTAGCTGAGCGCATGAAACAAGCGAAAGAAAAGCGTACCCCACAAGGACTATTCAAAGATGTCAGCTTTGATGATGAATTGATTCCAATCAATGAAAAATATCCTAAGATTGTTGAAAAATTCAACGAAGCTGGTGGATACAACCCAACTAAAAACGTCTTTAATCAAATCCCTCATTACTTTGGTACGGATAACAAAATTATTTCTTACAGTGATGTTGCGGCTAGAGATGTTCACGACAATATCCGAAAACTTGTTCTTAGTGTTTTTGGCAAGACACAAAACAGAAAATTGCTAGAAGAGGAATACGACCAAGCACTAGAACTTTACAAGGAATTGAAAGAGTGGTTTGTATCTAACTATGATAAGCGATTAGAGGGATTGGTGCTAGAAGATGATTAAAAAATTCTGCGTTAACTACTTACTAAAACAGATTGACAAAAGCAAACTAGAAACAAGAGATAAAGCGAAGTTAAACCACTTTATCACACTAGTGGACTATAAGTTAGGAGGATAAATGGCAGATAACAAAAAGTATTACTATCTAAAATTAAAGGAAAATTTTTTTGAAAGTGATGAAGCAATCATTTTAGAAAGTATGCCCGACGGCTATATCTATAGCAATATTTTACTCAAACTATATTTAAGAAGTTTAAAAAATGATGGCTTATTAATGTTTAACAACCTTATTCCTTACAACGCACAAATGCTTGCCACAATTACAAGGCATCAGGTTGGGACAATTGAAAAAGCCATTCAAATTTTTAGGGATTTACAGCTAATTGAAATTCTTGATAATGGCGCTATATATATGACTAACATTCAAAATTTTGTTGGTAAATCAAGCACTGAGGCTGACAGGATACGAAAACTAAGAACAGAAAAAAACAGCGGTGTACAAATGTTGTACAAATGTACACCAGAGATAGAGATAGAGAAAGAGATAAAGTTAGATAAAGATATAAAGTTAGATATAGAGTCAGAAGTAGAAGAAGAGATAAAAGATCCATCTTCTGCTAATAAAAGCAGTTTAAAAATTATATCTGATTATTTTCAACAAGAAATTGGTATCTTAACCCCGAATCAGTTTGGACTAATGTCAAATAAGTAGACAGAAAACCGTGTTATTTTATTGCGTTAAAATAATTTTCTTCTTTCTGATTAGGGGTTAGTCCTAGATTAGCCGTATGTGGGTTGTAATTGTTATAAAAATTCTCAATGTATTCAAAGCAGTCTAATTGAACCTGTTTGATATTTTGATAATGTTTTCGGTTGATTTGTCTATGCTTTAAATACTTGAAAAATGCTTCCGTTACGGCATTATCATAAGGATATCTAGGTTTAGAAAAAGAATGCATGATATTGTTGTCATCAATTATTTTTCTAAATTCCCTGGCCTTAAATTGTGACCCTTGGTCGGAATGAAAGAGAAGTGTTCCTTCAATCTTTCTTTTATTAAGAGCTAATTCTAGAGTGTCACATGCTAACTTTGCATC